GCAATGTTCAAAATCAGATGCAATTCTCTTTGCTTCAGTTTTATTTTCTGCACCAACTGTTACTGAATAGTAAACAACTTTCTTTGCCTCAAATGTGTAACTGTTTAATAGATCAGACATTTTAAAAAAATTAGTAAGTGGATTTAAAGGTTAATTGTTAATCCCAAGTGAGATTAAACTTTTCAAGAATAATATCTCTTACATGCTCTCTATCAAGTGAATCACCATCACCCCATTGCATTTGAGGGAATGAAGGATAACAGCACATTTGAAGATAAAGAAATGATGCCTCTTCAATCATTCTCTTAGATAGTCCCTGAATAGGATATAATACATCAGGATAACTTGGTAAGTAGAATGATGCAACATAATCAGTGAAGTCATCCATAGTTTCGTACATAAGCGATCTCCTTTGTTTGTTGATATACTTATTATAACGAATCTAAGTCCCTTTTCTTGTGTATGTGTGCCACTTCCTGTACTGGCACAAATTCTGTCATTTCTTTCAATTTTGATATAGCATTATGAGCATCCTGTTCAGACTGTGGATCGAAGTCTAACCACATTTGCTCAAGTGACCATACTACAAGGTTATACTCTTCTTCAGTTAGTTTCATTGCTCAACCTCATAAGTTAGTGGACTGAAATACATTGGATTGTTATAGTAAATTGAATTAAAATAACAGTTGATAGAATCAAACTGTAAATCCTTAAATGTAAATACCTCTTGTAATTGTAGGTACTCATCAACAGTCAATGTTTGTTTCATTCTGATACCTCCATAGAATCTACAAGTGCATCGACTTTGCTACCATAGTCATCATTTACTTTCCAAGAACCTCCAACACCACCGTCCATATTGACAGTGATGTCATCACCAGTGGTAGATTCCATTGATTGTACCCTATCAAATACATTGGTTTGATTTTCTGTTAACTCAAAGTCCATATCTCTGAGTGTATCATACAACTTGACAAACTCATACAACTCATCGTGACTTAATCGTAGCATCCTTGCCATTAGTAATTACCTCCATAGATTTCTTCCATTAACTCATTATACATTATTTTTAACTTAGATGCAGTAATGCTTTTTGCTTTGTCATTAATCTTCTCTTCAGTCTTATCATCAAAGTTCTTAGCAAGATCTTTGATTTCACTGATATAGTAACGACAATCTGATCTTGTTACCATTAGTACTTACCTCCAGTATTGTTAGTGTCAAGGACAGTTGGGTTAGTTACATTATCAACCAACTCCTCATATAAATCCTCATCATACTCACCAATCTGTTCTTTTAATTCATTCTCATCCAACTTTTCATAATATTCTATGAGATCATCATAAACATATTGGACAAGTGTTTTCATATCCATTCCATCAACTACCAATTCAGCGAATTGTTCAGCGATTTCGTTATGTTGTGTTGAATTAAGATTTGCCATTTTAAAGATAGGAAGTAAGTGAATGTAAGGTGTTAGTAGTTGACTCCATTGAAGTAATCAAATATCCCATATTTTGAGCGATCTTATCATATAAGTGATTCTCATCCTTAGCATACCATAAACCAATAGCATCGTTCTTAAGATTCTGATACTCTTCATCAGTCCATAGATCATCAAATGCCTCACCACCATGAGTAACATCAAATTCAATGTCTGTAACCAAGTACATTGTTTCTTTCATTAACTTAAACCCCAATTGATTTTAAGATAGTTTTCATCGTGAAGTCTGGAAATATCATCAGGATCACCAGTTTCAAAGATGAATTCCTCACAGAAATACTCTGCACTGATACCACCAAGTTCATCACAAGCTCTAAGAATGTCATCACATTCATCAGCGTTCATACCTAAATCATCAACTAAGAAGTCAATGTCGGTAAAGATTTGATTTGAAGGTGTTCTCATGATGCAAGATCCCATAGTTGTTCAAATGATTCAATCCATCTTACCTGATCGGTGGTAAGTTCTGATTTGTCCTGCTCATCAGCAGAAACATAGGGTAGTCCGTGTTTGGTGCAATACTGTTCGTAAACCTCAGTTAAGAGGTCTATTGAATCAAATACTTGCATAGTGTCCTCCTTTGTTTACTCTTATATTATAATGGCAAACGTGCCTCACTTGTAGTCTTTGGGGTCACTTTGCGAGCTGGCACATCAAGTGTTTCCATTATAATTTGCTTTGGTAGCATCTTATAGCAATAGTAACTACTGCTAAACGTGATCTTATTATTATCTCTACCATCAGGACTTAGAAACTTCATACGCTTATCAAACATCAATAACTGTAGATCCTTATCCTTAAACAATCTCATAGGTGCTGAGTCATTCAACCAAGTGTTAGTCATTATCAATGCAAAAGGTTTATCAAATGATAATGCACGTTCAAAGAATTTACGCTTACCAGTAAATGGTGGATTTGATACTATTACATCCCACCCATACGGTTCATACTCAAAGAAGTTCCTACCAGTATTAATATGAGAGTATGTTACCTCATTCTGCTCCTCTATCTGCTTTACAAACTCACTCTGTGGAGTATCAAAGGGACACCATACAATAGCATCCTTTGGAATATATTTGAGAATAGGTTTAACACCATAATCAGGAGTGTAACATTCATCGTTGTTACCTCCTGAGTACATCAGTTTACCACTATCTAATTCTTGTGCCATATTGAGTAATTTCTTTTTTAGAGATTGTAACCCCTATTCTGGGATCTTTAGCGTTACCTGCCCTTTTCTTAGGGTATTGTTTCTTTGCTTTAGGTAGTACGATTGATAGAACATCTTGGCAATCTAACTTCCATACTTCAGCGATCTTTCCCCCTTCATAACGTGCATAGTAATGGTTCTTATACTTACCAATCTTATCCTCAATAATATATCTCTCTTGCTCATCCCAAGTATCCTGAACACTGATACCATTATACGTTGCATTGATCGAATTTGCAATAGTAGATTTATACTCACACCCTCCGTCATCATCAAATGCGTCCGCACCTGAATAATCATCAGCAATCTTGTGTCCTAAGATCCCTGCCATGTGAATCTCTCTTGACCTTGCATAAGAGAATGGATCACCCCACCCCTCAACCTCACATAGAGAATAGAGTTGCTCATACAATGCTTGATACTTTTCTTCAGGAGTCATAGTACCTTTGTTGTTATAACCATTATAACCCCTCAGAATCGTTTCTGAAGGGTTACTGTGCCACTATTCCAACTGGTATAGTCTAATATTTTTTATTCTTGAAGTAGGATAATATATCCCTTGCCTCAGTATCATCAACTTTGCTTATCTTTATTCTATCTGCTATTGCTATGATTAGATCCGCAGATATACTCCCATCAAAAGTACAAGATCCATCAGAGTTCTTGTTACCTAGTTTTTCACAAACTGCATCACCTATCAGTTCAAGATAGAAATCTTTAAGTCGATCATCATCATTAATATAATCAATGACATCATCAATTAAAGTATCAGCAAGTTTTTGGAGTGTTTCTTCAGAGAGTTGAGACATAATAATCAGGTTGATAGTGTAATGTTAGCATATCGGGCAGATTCCTCCACCTTTGTTTCTATTTCTTCATAGATGTGACTGAAGTCCCATCCACGTTTAATATCATTTGCAATGTATTCAACTTGTTCTTTAGTTAAACCAAGTTGTAGATCCTCTACTGCTTCAGTAAGGTTGATTGTAAGTTCTACTGGTTCCATTTATCCTCTAGCGAATTTACTTAGATTGAAGTTGGCACGACTGAACTCGTCTCTATCAACTAATTTATAAGTTCCAATATCGCTCCACATTACATAACCTTCATCAGGAACTATCTCATCATTGATGTAACATTCATACTGAGCATCACTATAACACTCTGCAAGTAGATCATTTTTAATAGATCTAACCAACTTCCATAAACTCAAAAGGTTAGAGTTTTCAAATAGATCTATCTCAACACCTTCTCTAATGCACTGATTCAATGCCTTTTTAAGTTCTTTAGCAGTTTTATCATCTACAAACTCAACCAACTGTGACATTTGTTTAGCAAACGCACAATTCTCTCTAATTCTATCTGTAATATCATACTGTGCTTTAGGTTTAACAAATAATACTTCACCCTCCACACTCTCTAACTCATTATCTAATGAACTAGCAACGGCATCCTTAAGTGTTCCTCTAGGAGTATCATAAACCGTATGAGGTGCTATGATTATTTCTTCGGAAATTTCAGTTGGGAAACTGTATCGGATGGTATTAGGATTGAAACTATCAGTGCCACCAAAACCGATGAAATCACCTTGGTAGATAGAAGTTGTAAAAGGAAGATAATCAAGACAGCGATGCAAAATATCTGCCACTTCTCCTTGATGGTTTCGATCAATATCGGTATGGTTATGGTTGATTTTGATTTTGAATTTGTTGAAGACACTTTTTGTTCCTACGAAAAATTGATTATTAGATGGATCAGTACCCCAGACTATAGCAGGAGCTCCATCTATTTTAACACTCAATTTACTCTTTGTTACAAATGCGTCTAAGACAGAAAGATCTCCTGTAAGAATAGTATCTTCAGGATGTTCAATGTGAGTGTTTTTCATAACTCTATTATAAGGGTTGAGTTAATCTATTAGGGAAATATTGTGTAGGTTCTTTAACTGTCACACCCTTTACTTCTTTCATATATCTACGGTATAGAATACCTTCTTCTCTAAATGCTTCAACTTCGTGAGGTTGATTCATATAATCAATATGATGTATATCCTCACCCTTCCATATAAACTTACCACTCTTCATCTTCAGAGTTCCATGAACCCATTGACGAAGATGCACAAGTTCGTGTAATAATGTCTCAATATACATCCGTTCATTCATATTGGATTGTAATTGAATCTCAAAGTCTCTAGGGTT